CAGCCACTCGCCACGGACGCCCACTCTCCCCCGTCCGGCCTGCGCCCCTGAGTCAATCCAGCACAACAGGTCACCGCCCACGGAAAAACGCGCGACCAATATTGAGGCGTAGTTGACAACCACGGAGTTGTCGTTCAGAACGCCAAAAATCTCACCCACACCGGATGGCGTGTCGGCCTCCCACTCCTGGACGCCCTCGGCATCCACGCGGAACAACCTGCCGTCACCAACAGCGTAGATCACGCCCGTGAAATCAAAGGCCAGATGCCGCACGTTGTCGGCATTGCCCCCATCCAGCCCCATGTCCCACTCGGTCTCGCCGGTCACCGCGTCCACCAGCCAGATTCGGCCCTGGGACGTGCCGGCCGCGACCCACAGGCCGTCCGGAGACACGGCGACCGACAGGATGCTCCCGTTCATGTCCGAGTTCTGCCAGACCTCGGTCCCGTCATCCGGATCGATCTTGCGCAGCACGGTATCGCCGGCGCCGACGTACAGGAACGGCTTGAGATCCTGCAGCTCCAACAACCGCATGTTCTTGGCGATCACGTCCTGTGTCACAGGATCGCCGGCCTGCCAGCGCGTCTCCGTCGTGCCGTCGACTCCGCGCACGACGCCCGTGATCGTCGTCTGGTTGGCGAAATACGAGGCCCCCGTATACGAAATGATCTCGTACTTCGACGGCGCGCGCAGACTATCACTCAGGACCGCGTAGGCGATCTCACCATCCGGGTCGGGCAGGGGCCGATAGGGCGGGGCATGCTCCACCGTGATCTCGCTGCCGTTGATCGACACCAGGGTGCCGCGGACAAAGTTATCGAACTTCATAGGGACAAGGCCTTTATTTCTATGCCGGCTACCGCAGCGGCCGGGCTATCGCTCTGGGCGATAGTTATGTCACCCTGGTTGTAGGTCGCGGACAGCGTGATGCCCTGCTCCTGGATGGTCGCGACCTCGTTACCTTCATCGATCGTGAAAGTGCCGGCGCTCGAATCGTTGCAATATCCAGCGAACAGAATGGCGTTGTAGCCGAGCGCAACAGACAGACCCACCCCCCCTGGAATCCCCGAGCCGACTTCGTTCGTATCCGTCCCCCCAAAGATTCCGTTCTTCCACCTCGCTGGAGGGATACGGCAGGCTATGCCGGCGATCACGCTCACGCCGTAGTCGGCTGACAGGTTGACCGAGGTCTCTGTGCCGTCTGAAATGCGCCAGAGCACGGCCACATGCGGATGATCCCAGTCGGGGTGCTCGTTGGCGATCGCAATTGAGTACCCCGACGGGGTGCGCAGCGAGTCACCGGTAGAACCGCCGATTGCGCCGAGCACGATCATGATCAGGTCGCCCTCCTCGACCGAGCCGGGGATCGACAACGAGGTGCTGCTCGTCGCCACCGCCGTTTCGACGTCTGATGTGTCCGGCTCCGGCGGTGGCGGGTCGGGCACCGGCTTGACCGTGCCATCATCGAACTTCGCCCACAGATGATGACCCTCCAGGTACACATGGACCTCCCCGGCATCCGGGGTCGGCGGCTCGCCCGCGTCCTCTAGTAATACACCTCCCCGGGCGAGCGCCTTGCCCACCAGGTCACGCCACTCGATTGCCCGGTAGGTGAGATACCCATCAGCGCCGGCAGTAAGCACGTCACCCTCTTCACCCTCCTCGCCCAGCACACCAATCATGTGCGCGGGGATGTCCATACCAATCGGCGTACCCGCGTCCCACGCCACGTCGTCCGTACCGGACAGCCCGCGCTGGACGCCGGTCAAGTCGGTAATCTGGCTGCCGTCCACGTCCGGTTTCGTGTCGGCCGACGTATAGGAGATGACCTCGATCTCGCTGGGCCGGCGCAGATCGTCCATCAGCACCATGTAGGCGCGCTCGCCTTTCGGGTCGGGAGGGGGCTGGAACGATGTGGGTGGGTTCTGTGTGTCGCCGCCAGCCGGCGGGTCAACGAAGGCCGGGGTGCGTACTGTAATGACGCCGCTGCCTTGCGGTAGTTCTTGCTCCAGCGAACCGCGCACGAAGTTCTGGAACCTCACGACTGCTCCTCGACGCGGATAATCCACTTGAAGACCTCGACGCGGCCGGCGTCGGTCGTGATCGTCGCGGTCACCGTGTACTCAACGCCGTCCCGGCCGCCGCCGAACCAGCACTTGACCGCATGGATCGGATCGAAGACCGGCGACCACACCGGAAGCGCGCCCGGCCCGGACACCAGATCATCGGGATCGCCCGAAGGCTCAATGTCGATCGTCGTGTCCACCACATGGTCCGGCTCCGGGATCTCCCGGAACCACTGCCGAAGATCCGGCATGTAGTCCACGACCTCGCGCGGCTGCTTGACTACCTCATCCATCGGTCGTCACCCTCAACATGAAGTCAATCTCCTCTTTACGTCCGCGCTGGGTCGATACCAGGCAGGAAATCAGGTACTGCTCGCCGGACTGGCCGCCGCCGGCCCAGATGACGAAGCGATGCGAGCCGACGACCTCGACATCAGGGTGGTCGCCGGGTCCGATCTCGATCCCGGGGTCGGCGAACAGCTCGACACCGGTGATCCAGTCATCCCCGAACGAGCGGAACCAGCGATCCAGGTGGAAGTGATAGTCCACCACGTCCAGCGGTCGCTTCTCGCGCTCCTTCATCACCAGGTCGCGGTCGTCGCCCTCGAACACGACGATCCGGCCCTTCACCGGCACCGGCAGTTCACGGATTTTCGGGGGGACGATCAGGCGCCGGCCGGCGGGGGAAGGGAAGATGTTCTTGCGCACACCGGCGACCAGCGCGGCGGTGCCGGCGAACCTCGCCGACAGGTTTCGGCCAGCCCGGAGAAACGCTTGCACGGCCGCGGTGGCCGCGAACTTTGCCGATAGCGCGCGCAGACGACTGGGGCGCTGCGCTGCCAGCCCGGCGATGCCTTGGAACCGGGCGGACAACCCCCTGGCCCGCGTCATCAGGGTGGACAGGTTGGATGTGCCCTGGAACCGGGCCGAGAGCGGCCGTTGGCGACCGACCGCGCCCGATAGGTCGGACGATCCGGACAGGCTGGCCGACAGCGAGCGCAGGCGCCCGACCATGCCGCCCATGCCGGCGCTGGCCTCCATCCGCGCGCTCAGGCCGCGTATGCGCTTGGCGTCGGCCGACAGGTCGCTGGATGCGGACAGGCTGGCGGACATGGCGCGTCCACGACCGGGCAGGTCCGACTGCAATCCGGCCTGACCCTCAAGCCGAGCCGATAGCTCCCGGTAGTCGTCGCGCTGCGCCCGACCAGAACCCAGCCAGCGCGTACCGATCGTGCGACTGCCAAGCATTTACAGAGCCTGGCCGAAGCTCGCCTCGATCGAGCCGACGGAGAACAGCGGTGAGTCGCCCTCGGTGAAGTCCTTGACCAGATCAATCGGGGCGCCCATCAGGTAGGTGCCGCCGGTCTCTGCCGTCCACAAGGAAACGCCGGTCACGTCGAACGCCGGGGTGCCTTGGTCAACCTCCGGAAAGGCGATCGTGTTCGTGTGCGAGCCGTCGGCGATCTCGCTGCCGCCCGGTTCACCGAACTCGATGACCTGGCGCTCGTATGCGCTGTAGTCCACCTCGGACGCCGCGGCCCCGGCTGAGTCCTTGCCCGGGTGGGCCGGGTCACTGCCGCCGCTCGCGTGCAGCGCCAGATACACCGTCACCGGGCTCGTGAACGCAGTGTTGCGCAGAACGTGGTTGTAGATCGCGTCAGCGAGATCCTTGGAAAATGCACTCATTGCCTGTCTCTCCTGTTCTCTATCTCTGGGCGGCTACGTCGCGCCGCGTGAAGTTCGGGTTGGTGCGCATGATCCTCTGGATCTTCACGCCCAGGTTGGTGGCAAAAGCCTCCAGGTGCGTCTGCGCTCGCTGCAGGTTGCCGCCGTAGTCCGCATCCTTGCTGAAGCACCGGTATAGCACCCAATCCAGGATCGGGTTCAGGTATTGCGGCCCGAGGTCCAGGGCCGTAGACGGGCTCGCAATCGTGGATGCAGGATTCTTGGAGTAAACCGCCTCGACCATGGCTCGCTGAGAAAGCGCAGGGTAGACCCAGAACACGTCACGGTCGGCGTCAGGGTCGTAGATCCACCGCTCAACCTGATCGCCGGTTTCCGAGTGCCAGTTGACATCCATCGCATCCATGGACTCACGGCTGGTCATGATAATTGCCCGGCCTGGCGTGGCGCCGCCGGAGCCCATGTTCCTCACCAGGCGAATCATTTGCTTGGCAGTGGCTGGCTTGTTCTGGAGCGTGGACTGAGCGGTGAGCGTGATGTTCTGGGTCACGCTGTTGCTGCTGGGCTTCACGTCAACGATCTGCTGTTGAGCGTCCGCGATATAGCGCAGCAGTTCCGGCTCCTCCCACCGCACGTTGTCTGCGTCGTTGAGCAGGGGCGCGGCGCGCTGAATGATGTCACTCGCTTGCATCAGACCCACGGCCTCATTCTGGTCCGGGTCGGCGCCCAGTTATCGGTTTCCATCTTCCGGCGCGCGTCATTCACCTGGCGATAGAACTCTGCCCGATGGTGCAACGCCATCTCCGGATTGCTCCAGGACTTGCCGGGCATCCTCATCAAGTGCCAAAGGCACCCGTCCACAATGGCCTCGCGCCATTGCTCGAAAATCTGGTCAGCGAACTGCGTGGATCGCTGGGTTGGCACGGCAACAACGTACAGTTCGATGCGCGGATTGTCCTGGTTCGACACGAGCGGTGTCGGCCAGATGCGCACGTTCGCGCCGGTTTCATCCACGCCGTAAGCCGCAGGGTCGCCACGGCCGCTCGAGCGGGCCAGGCGGGCATCGCCGAAGCCAATATGCTTAAGAGCCCTGTTTTTCGCACTGCCGTTGCCGGTGGGGTCAGTCTTGAATATCGCCTTCAGGGGGCGGTCCATGCGGCCATCTGGCCGCACTGATCGGACCCGGTACTCAAGCCGGTCATCCTCAAGCGGGATGACGACGACCTCTCGCCAAAACCCTGATCGCCGGCAGAACTCGATAGTGGCCCGGCGCAGATACTCCTCGATCGACCGATTCGGGCACTCTGGCACCCACGGCACCACATCGGAAAGCATGTCTGCATATCGGGCCATATCGTCAGTCCTTCAGGCGCGAATTGATAATCTCGATCACCTCGCGCTTGAGATCCATGATGTTGCGATCATTGCCATTGGCGTCCTGCAGATCGACCTGGACGCCAAGTTCCTCGAGGGCGAAGCCGATCACATCCTTCTTGGACTTGATCTTCTTGGCGCGCTCACCCAGGGCCCGGAGCTGGTCAGCATCGGACAGGGTTTCGCTTTCGTGCTTGCGCTCCTCGTCTTCGGCGCGCCGCTTACGATCGCGCTCCAGCCGCTTCTTCTCGGCCGCCTCGCGATCCTTCCGGGACAGCGGGAACGTGGCTTTGCGCATCGCCGGCGACGGCTTCTCCGTGTTCGGCTTCTTGTCCAGCACTTCCATGTGCTTCAGGCCGGCCATCCGCCTGGAGTATGCGAACACGACCCCGGTTTTCTTGTTGCGCAGGTACTTCTGCTTCACCTTGCGCTGGGGCTGGGGCTCCGGCTGCTCGGGCTCCTTGCCTTCCTCCGGCTGTTGCTCCGGCGGCTGCTCGGGCTCCTTGCCTTCCTCCGGCTGTTGCTCCGGCGGCTGCTCGGGCTCCTTGCCTTCCTCCGGCACCTTGGTCTCGTCATTCATGATTTGATCCTCCGTGGTGCCCCCGGCGCTGGGCCGGGGGCTTCAGGTTGGTTTACGCCACAGCGCGGTGGCCGTAGATCAGCGCCATTGCATCCGGCTTGATCGTTTCGAAACCAAAGACGTTGAGCCCCTGGCAGAACACACCCCAGAACTCAGGGTGCTCGATCACGCGGCTGTTGGTGAGCTGACTGGCAAAGGTCAGGGCGGACTTGTGGCCGGCGAGGATGTTGGTCACATTCTCCTCGGCCGTTGCGTCCTCCGTAATCAGCAACTGGTTGGACTCGAACAGATCGAAGCCCATCAGGTTGCCGAGATGGCCCTTGCGCAGCATCTCCTGATCGTTGCCCTGGACGAGCGCGTTGCGCAGGTCCGAAGACATGATGAGGCCCTTGAACCACGGCGGAATCGTCATCCAGCGATTGGACTCCGGCACCTTCTGCTCCGACAGCACCACATGGGTGTCAGAGAGAATGTCCATGACGTTTTCCTTCGTGATGGCCAGGGGCGTACCCACAGCGCCAAGGTTGAAGGAGTTCGTCACCGCACCAGCGGCATCGCCCTGGTTGTCGGCGTGGACATCGGCCGGGGTTTCCTGAAGCACGATCTCGTTGATGACTTCATTCATCGACTCGGCGGCTTCTTCCGTCCAGTCGAGCATGTAGTCATAGTCGGCCTGGGCCTGGTTTACGTCATCGACCAGGAAGTTCCAGGACTTGCCTCGGTCAATGTCGAGTTCGACCGTACCCGGGACCGGGCGATCGAAGTCTTCCAGGCGCTGGCCAGCAACGTGGTCACGAATGGTGACATCCGGGCGCAGGCGGATGTGAACCTTGTCACCCTGGTTGCGGATTTCACCTTCGTAGTTGGTGTTGGCGATGTGTTCCAGAACCGAGAAGTGATAGAACTTCTCGAGAATCCGGGGCGACCAGATCTGCGGGATGAGCAGACCGGAATACTGCGGATGTGCAGAATCAACGGGAAAAGACATTTTGCTACTCCTGTAAGGTCAGGAATCAGGCCCTCTTGCGCACCACTCGGCCATCGGCCGCGGCTTGCTCGATCTCGACCCGAATCCTTTCAGCTTCATCTTCCCGCTTCTTGAAGTGCCCCTGCTGCACCAGTCGATTGAACCTCTCAACCTCATCGACCGTCCACACTTTCTTGTGCGGAGCGGGCGTTGGGGCCGGAGATCCGGTATCGGAGTCCGGTTCAACATGCGCTTCTTGAGCGGGTCCATTCTGCTGCTGAGTAGCTTGCTGGCGCTCGTTCAGGAACTCGTTGAAGAATTGCACGATCGCCGGAACGTCCTTGTCCTGATACCACTGCTTGAGCAGGTCATCGTAGATCAGTCGTCCGTTCGTCCGTGGCACAGAACTGCCAAGCAACTTCTGGAACTCCGGAGTATTCTGGATCTTCTGCCAGCCCGGCACTAATGCGTTGAGCTGGTCATCGACCCGAACCTCGTTGAGCTCCTTCACTTGCTCGCGCAGCGCATTGATCTCGGTTTCCAGTTGCTGACCTTGAGGAGCCGGACGCGCGGTGCGCACGATCTCCCGTGTCAGTTCAGCAACATCATCCACCAGATCTTCGCTGTAGTCCTGTCGCATCTTCTCAAGATGGCGGTTCACTGCCTCGTCGTCAGCCGGGGGCTCCTGTTGGGCCGCCTGCAACTGACCTTGAAGCTGTTCCACCGTATCCTGAAGTTCGCCAACCTGACCTTGCAACCGAGGCACTTCGCGATTGTATTTTCCGCGCAGCGTCGAATACTGCTGATGCAACGCGGAATGCTCCTCGAAAAGCGCATCGTACTTCTGCTTCCATGAATCCTGAGTGTCCCGTTCTGGGTGTGCGTCGGTGTCCGGCGGAGTAGCATCTTCCGGGTCGGCGCGTCCTTGCTGGGGTTCATCTCCATGGTTGGCAGCGGCAACGAAATCGTCGGCAGTCGGCGTCTGTTCACGCTCCTGCTTCAAACGATCTGCCGTTTGCCTGGCAAGTTCATCAGCTTCTTCAGCAGCCTTCTTAACTGTACTGGGAACACCCATTCAGCTTTACTTCCTTGGTTGTTACCGGGGCCGGCTATGCGGTATCCCGGCTAGTTTCCAAATGACCGCCCACTACGTTCAGTGGGTATGGCCGTCTGTGCATTATCCACATAATCAAGTAGTTGTTGCAACTGCATTCGACCGCCCTGGGTCGATGTGATCTCTTTATCATCCCGGCTGTAACGCAGGATGTGATCGAGATCTGCCATGATCGATTCGATCATCTCACGCAGTTTCTTCCAGTCGGAATCGACCCTGAGCCGAACCGCTGCTTCTGCAAATTCTTTCGCCTTCTCGTGCGGCTGCGTCATGCCGCGTTCCTCATGTCGGCGCCGCCGGCAACGGCGCCCGACGCATCCATCTCTCGCTGCCGCAACTGCTCGTCCTGCTGCGCCTGGTGCTGCGTGACCATCTGCCTGACCTCATCCTCATCCGGCAAGATGCCGGGGTCGAGGTTGTGTGAGGCAAAGATCTCGCGTAGCAGATCCACCGTGGGCCGTGGGCCGATCGTATCGGCCATGCCGGTGGAGCCGATAACCTGAAGCATCTCCAGGCGGCGCATGTTCTGCTGCTCGCGGTTGAGCATGCCCTTCGACCCGCTTGCCTTGCAGCGCACATCGCCTTTGATGTGTTCCACGGGGTCGTGCATCATCACGTCGTTGAACGTCTGGCGGACATTGTGCTCGATAACGCGATCGATGCCGGAGATTGCCAGCTTCACGCCGCGTGCGGCCCCTTCGATCAGCATGCCCAGGCCCGATGCCGTCGATGCAGCCCCGCCCGACACGTTGGTTCCCATCGAGTACGGCGGGATGCCGGTGTACTCATCGGCCATGTTCGAGAAGAACTTGAACACCGCCATCAGTTGCTCGGCATTCGAGTTCGGCTGGAAGAAGTTGATGGCCCGGCCACCGGAGCCCGAGCCAATACGTGATTCGGTGGTCTGAAACTGTCGCCACGGGTGGAGTTCGACCAGGCGTTCGCCATCGGCCAGGCGATCAACCTGGACTTCGACCATCGGGCCGGAGGCCAGCGCCATATTGTTCGCCAGGGCCCTCGCGGCGGCATTGCACATGCGCTGGATGTCCTCGACCACTTGCGGCAGGCCCTTTCCGTAGATCGATCCGTTGGCGCGCTCGAACGAGGCGGAAACGTAGGGCCGCTCGCCCAATGGGTGCGGGTTGAGGGCTGCGCGAATGACATGCTCGCCGATGACCATGATGTTGGCTTCATAGTCATCGTCAGGATCAGGGATGCGGTCGGCCGGAACACCGTGGTCAATCAGCCACTGCCCGCGGATCTCGCCCCAGAAGTTCAGCACATCGATCGTGCAATCAGGCGACCGGCGCTCGAAGTCCCGGCCCTCAAGCCGGTTGCGCTCCTCGTCGTTGGTGAGGTTCAGGCGGTAACCGTGCTCGCCGTATTCCTGGATCACCGCCCGGATGGCCTGTTCGTCATAACCCTTCAGGCCGATGAGGTTGTGGATGGCCTTGCGGCGAACCCTCATCCGCTCGATGACGTAGCCATCGTTGATGCTGCGGGCGTCCGGCGAGAAGTACAGGTCGAACGGCGAGATGCGGCTGAACTTGCGCTTCCGGGCCCTTGTGACCTTGGGCTTCGTGCCTTCAGGCGTCTGCTGCCACTCCAGCTTGCGGCCCATGATGTTGGTCGGGCCCTTCATGAAAGCGACGGGGAAGGTCAGGAAGTCATCGATGAAGTCGATGAGTTCTTCTTTCCAGCGCGCTTCCACCAGGATGTCTTCGATGTAGGTGCGCATGCGCTTCGCCTTCTCCTTGGCGATGCGCTGAACGCGCTCCATGACCTTGGTTTCCACCTGTTCCAGTCGGTGCTGGACATCCCGTGGCGTCGGGTACAGGCCCTGCTCGAGCGCCTGCGATGCCTCCTCGGTAACCTTTTCCTGGATGATCTGGTGGATCTCGCCCGGGAGGTCGGCCATCGGCGTGGCCTCCATGTCGAACGGCAGTTCGCTGGGCTTCTGAAACATGACCTCGGTGATCCAGGCCTTTGCGGACCGGATCTTGAGTTGGGTCAGCATCATGAAAATCTTGGACCCGCCCTGCTCATTGATCTGGGCGGCTGTCTCTGGGTCGTATATGCCCTCGCGCTGGCGAAGGCAGTTGAGCATGACGCGCTCGTGGCGCTCGCGGGATTGTCGGGCTGCCTGGAAACAGCGGTGGACGTGTGCGCCCAGTTCGCTCTCCATGCGCTCGGTGTCCTGCCCCTCAAGCCCGACATCGGCCAGGAACTGATCGACCTCCTCACGCGGGGTCATGTCCCCCGTCATGGGTGTCTGATCGTCGGCCGTCTGGGGCTGCAGGCCATGCTCCATCGTCACTACCTCTTGCGTGGCTTTTTCTTGGCGGTCTTCTTCTTCGCCTTCTTCTTTCGCTTACCGCCGGGCTGGCGGTTGTAGGCGTCGATATTCTCGCCAGTGGGGTTGGACGTGGTTTTGTGGCGCTGCCTTGTCCTGCGCCGGAATGCTTCGAGAAAGCCTACGCGCTCCCCCTTCTTCTTTCCTGCCTTCTTCTTTTTACCAGCCATAACTTCTCCTCGGAAGGCTCCACCGGCCACCCCGGGCGGCGGCCGGCTTCATAGCCCTGAGTTCTGGGCTCCCCGATCAGCGTGCGCCGGCACTAACCGGATCATCGCCCCGCGGCGTGCATTCAGGCCGAGTTCGACTTCCCGGTTTGCATGGGGCTCTTGTCGTGGCGAGACTTGGCGATGTCACGGCGCTCGTGCGCGTTCTTGGCCAGTTTCGTGCCCACGTTCGAACCCGCATTCTTGCCGGTGCCGCCGAGGCGACCTTCGAAATCGGATACGTTGGAATCGTGGCGGTTGTTCATGCTGATCTCCTCACAAGCTGAACTGCATACAGGCTGTATGAATTTACAGTCTACACCGGACTTGGTGCCGAGGCAAAGCCCTCACGCGCCCCACCCTGACCGCCGCTCGACTTCCTGGGCCCGAGGGCGGTAGGTCCGGACTCGCCCGGTCACGCCGGTTCGAACAGCATCAGCGGCATGGCAGGCCCAGTTGTGAAGCGGCGTAGTCTTGTAGGTGCCGCGGCGGTCATCCCACTCTTTCTGGTAGGCGTCCAGGCAGCGGATGCCGAACTCGCAGTTCTTGGAGTCGATCCACCACCGCGACATGTCGTTCCTGACCGCCTCGATGCCATCGACCGGATCGAGTTTCGGCGCCACGGTAAACGTCAGGCCCAGACGGGCGGCCGACTCCCAGCGGCTGCCGCCGCCCAATTCCCGCACTTCGATGTCATGCGGCGCCACATGCGAGCCGTAGACGTAGCCGCGCTCGTCTGCGAGATCCTTGAGTAGTCGGGCGTAGAACGACATTGTTTCGCCGGAGAACTCCTCGTAGTTGATGAGGTGGACTTCCCGGCCGACTTCCTGGGTGAACCAGATCGCCATCGCGTCGTCCATGCCCAGATCCCACCAGGTATCGACCTTGACGCCCTGCTGGTGCGGAACCGAGCAGATGCGCCCCTCCTGGCGCGCCTTGGTCATTTCCTTCTCGTAGTAGGCGCCCTTGATCGCTACCTCGAAGGCTTCTTCCAGGTACGACGGGTACTCCTGCTTCATGTCCTCGCCGAGCGTCTTGAACTTGCCCTGATACCAGGCCTTGCGCGCCGGCGACAGCTTGATNCCCTGTTCGGCCTCCAGCTTCTCGAAGTATTCGACCAGCTCCTCCATGAGCACGACATTCATGGGGTTGGACACGTACTCGGGATGCTTCCACCAGGGCAGGAAGGTCATGCGCCAGTCCATCTCGGTGAGATGCCGGCTTTCGTCCTGGGCGCGCTTGGCGTCCATGCAGTAGTCGTAGAAGTAGCCGTAGGCGCCGCCCTCGGCCGTAGACTCGATCGCCACGATCTGGTCTTTACCGGCGGCCTCAAA